GAAGGCCCCATTGCACGGTCCAGGATGTTAACCACCTCATTTTCTCACGAAGATGAACTAGTAAATCCTCCTTCATTTCCTTTGATAATTACAAAATCAAAACATGCAACCAAAATTTAAAATCAAAACACTACATAAAGTAGCATTCTGGATAGTAAAGATATGGTTTCCTAATGTTCCTGATTCCTACAAAAATACAACTATCTGGTTAAACCAGGTAGAGGTATTAATTAGGAATCATGGACCGATCTGGACCATCCGTTACATAAAAATGTTAAGAATGATCGTTTTCGCCAAACTATCAGGACAACCGCTTAAAGCAGTTGACATGATTGTTGGTATAGATCGTCGGAACTTCCTTCCAAAATCAATTAGTTATTTACATAATTTAATTGAAAGTGGGGAGAAGTCTAACATCAGATATGTTTTGACCTTGTTATCAGTTTCCCGTGCGATACCCGGTTGGGTTGATCCAGATTTGTCAACAATATCAAATAAAGGGAACCCATCACAGGTTCTTATTAAAGATATTATTGATTTTATCCCCATATTTTGTAAAAACTATGGTTATAAATTTAGATATACTTTAAGTTATCAGTTACAAACTGATTACCTAAAATTCTCTAATAAAGCTGGACCAATTGGCCGAGCGGCAAAGGAGGCACTAATGGACTTAGTTCATATGCCACCAATCCTTCGAAAAGTATTGGCTTCTACAAACATCGGTCCTCTTATGCAAAGGTATGAGAAGGAATTTAGTAAAGCTCGTGTAACTAAGTTCTTCATGGTTCAGAAATACTGGAAGTGGTTCACTGCCCCTTTTACAGGGAACACTGGACTACTTGCAGCAAGTTTAAACAATATCTCCCAAAACAAAAGATTGGAGAATCTGTTAGATCCACTTCTTAGCCCCTTCTCCGGAGATTTCTCCCAAGAATGGGTTAATGGTAGATTACAGTACTCCTACTTTCTGAGACGGCTTAGCATAGTTAAGGATCCAGAAGCAAAATCGCGAATTATCGCAATCTTTGATTTCTGGTCCCAAAACTGGTTAAGACAGTTTCATGAAATTGGGTTTGATATGCTTAAACAACTAAGCCAAGATAGAACTTTCACACAGAACCCTCTAATTACTAATAAACCAGATGGCCACAAATACCACAGCTTTGATCTAACTGCAGCAACAGATAGATTTCCAATGCAGATCCAAGAGGGTCTGATAGGTTACCTATTTGGTGCTGATACAGCTTTATCATGGCGAATGGTATTAACAACACTTCCATTCTATGTACCATGGGCGAAACAAGACTCTAACCAACAATTTGTTAGTTATGAGGCTGGTCAACCTATGGGTGCATATTCTTCTTGGACAACATTTACAATTTCTCATCATATAATACTACATTATATCCATTATAAATTAGAGCTCGATGAGTTCTATTATATAATATTAGGAGATGATATAGTCATATATCATGATGATGTTGCAAATGAGTATCTAAGAATAATGAAAGAGTTGGATGTGGGAATTTCTTTACCAAAATCACACATATCTTCAAATATGTATGAGTTTGCTAAAAGAATATTCATTTCTGGTGTAGAGGTAACTGGAGTTCAGGTTCGTGGAATGTTAGATAACTACTCCAAATATCATTTGATTTATCAAATGGTGTTTGATTTAGTCTATAACAGAGGTTATTACCCAGCTGGACTAAGTACAATCCCGCATCTTTTAGCCGAATTATTTATCGTCTTAGGACATAAAAAGAAAGAAGTTAAAAATCTAACCGGGAGAATTATGTTGCTACATGCCTTCAATAAATTTATTCAATTTGGGGATAAAATCCCTTTCATCGAAGAAATGAAAAGAAGACACCCTCTTTATGAGGGGCAACTTGATTTTCCTGAGATAGAAATTAACAATTTCATTTATTCCTCAGTTGATAAAACAATTCAAGCTAAATCAGGTGAGTATATTACGTATATTAAAGACCTTTTAACAGGTCCAAAAATTACGGAACAAGCTGCCTGGGGATTTGCCGATGAAGCTGATATACACACAAGTCCTAACTTCCTATTATCCAAATTACCGATAATATCGGCAATTGGTAATATGGCTAATGTTATGGCAAGATCCAGAAGACTGGTATCTGACATAAAAGGGTTAATAGAAGTTATTACTCTTCCATCCCCATTAGTCTTAGAAGAAAGGGTTAGTGTTCGGATTATTGGGGCTAAAGCTAAATTAGCTAAGATGATTCTTGCTAATATAGACAATACGCTAATCCAAGGCCGACTACCCGCTATGCCACAACCAAATTTATCGTCAACTGTACTTGATCAAATCGCATCCGATGTCCGAATGTCTGAGAGAATAATCCCTCGAAACTTTGGTATGGATGCGGCTGGACCAGCACCAAAAGTAGTTACAACACCAAGTACACCAGATCCTTACGGAGCTGGGGCACAAATGTGGTAACTTATTTGTCTTTTGGTAATTTGTTCAACCAGAACATTAATAAACAATCTTTCTAATATCCTCTATCGCCTCCGGAACTTCATAGAAGTAAACGGTGAACTAAAGGTGATACCAGATAGGTGCTCTTTATGTCATGGTCTACCAAATTTTGTTGCAATTCGTAAGAATTGTGACAGGGGTGGGTAGACATCATCCG